TGTTAATTAAAGTATTAACATCATCGGAATAAATCTTGTCATAAATTGCCTTTACTTCCTTCCATTTTGGATCATCCAATAAATCCTCATCTTCAATAATAAAAAGAGTATCAAAGATGAAAGTAGATTTTGCAGACTTAAGTGCTAATAAATCTTGATACTCGACTTCGGTAATATCACCATAATCTGCCCAAATATAAGTTTCCTTAGATTTCTTGCCAATATAAACAAGCTCACCCTTAGTCATAGAACGGCATGGAATTAAATCATCACCATTATATTCAACCTTGGTAACGACCTTATTTTCAACCTTTGGTTCTTCTCTCTTTGTCACGACTACATTTTCAACAGTTTCATTAGTCTCATTCTTTTCAACAGTCTTTGCTGCATATTTCTTGTTACTATTATTTCTTTTATAAGCCATTTTCCTTTTTCTCCTTACATAATATTAGGAGGGTACTTTATAAAGCACCCTCCTTCGATTAACGACTATGATAGTCGATTACGCCATAGTGTACATACCAAAACGACGGTTAACAATGGTTGCTACACCCATCTTCTGCTGATATTCATACTCAATGGTCTTATCCATATTGGTATCACCATCGGATACTTCCTTAACCTGTGCTTCGCCTTCATCATAAATCTTGATGAACTTGTTATCAGAAACAACTGGCATAATAAGTAACTTGGTGTTATCTACAAGCTTAGTAGTAGTATCATTTGGAGCAAAAGACTGTGGAATTTCAACAAGTCTAACGCCTTCCCAAATACCAAGACGACCAGTAGTATGTCTTTCCTGCTTCATTGCATCAGAAATCCAATCGGTTTCAGAGATTGCGGTGAGCTTGGAAAGAGCAGTCTTAGTACCCATAATTACAGCTTCTACACCATTTGCAGCCTGAACATCTTCAACAAGGGTAATAAGAGTATCCTTGTTAAGAGTACCGGTTTTGGTGAACTGAGAGGTTGGGTTAACCTTATCACCAGCAGACATAACTGCTGCATAAACCATATCATTTACCTTCTTATCAAAAGCCTGATAAATCTTCTGAACGAAATTAGCCCAGTCAACCTTACCAGCCATGAAAAGTTCGTACTCTGCATAGATCTTTCATTAATATTTAACACGATAATATCATTTTATATATTATTTTCGGACGCTACTCCGTGTTGGCAAATGCCCTTTAGCTTTCACTAAAGATTAGACTATATCTTCACCCTCTACTTCTCTATAGAGGGGCGCACCACTTCGAGCTACCAATCACTTGTAACTCTACTCCCATAAAGGGATAGTCGTTGAAGTTTCTCCTTTTCGGAGCTTACCTGCTGATTACCCATTGTAGAAAGAACAGGGGATTTAACCTCGTTCTCATACAATTAATTCTTTCTGCTTTCGCTACCATCACGTTTATGTATATTTCACCATTACGTTGTGGTTTAATTGTCTTTAGGGTTTTCCAGCAATTCAATGCGTTATTTATCAAAACATCTTTCGATGCAAGGGAGCTAAAATCTAACCCCATACCAGGAAGTCTTTACATTGAAAGTACGACCTGCACCAAGTCTCTGTCTGAATCCTTATGTTTAACATATATTATTTCCCATATTATAAAATTCCCAATGATAACCACCGCATATTTTACGTTCTCCACGACAAACTTTTAAAATAGCAGAACCATCTAAAAATAAGGCTTTACCTGCTTCTACGGAGTTATCAAATACTTTATTTAATTCCACACAAATTACTGGGTTAGGATATCTTTTTGCTATTGGTTTACCAGTACGTGTTTCACTCATTTTTTTCTTTGATTCTTCTGTATGATGTTTTCCATACATACTATTATTTTCGCCTAAAATTTTTTCTTTTATTTTTGGATTTGCCCATTGATTTAATGCACCAATTGAACGAGATTGTTTCATTTCTGGATGTTCCAAATAATATTTTTTGTTAGAAGAACTAATTTTTTCTTTTACTTCTGAAGAAAAATAATTATAATCTTGACCGCCAGATTTTAAATTATAGCCACAGTCTCTTTTCATAGAATGATAAAAATCAATATAATATCTTTCTTTATCATTTAATTCTTCTACATTGCAATATTCCAATACATAAAAATCAAATTCGTTTTCGCCATATTTATTCCATGCTTTTTGAAGATAATCATTATCATGGACTCCACGGTTTAAATCGCTTTTATGTTTATACCATCTATTATTAATATCTACTGATTGACCTATGTATTTTTTATGTGTAATCACATTCTCGATGCAATAAACCCCTGAACGAATTTCGTTATTCATTCAATCATCTCATTTCTTCGTATGTTTATTTTTGGGGAAATAATTTTAGAGGGACGCTACACCCTGTTGAGTTAATAAATAACTCCACAAACTTTCATTTGTGAGCAGACTATATCTTCATCCTATATAGGATGTGTACCATTTCCATTTAAGGGAATTTCACCCACTCGCTTGAGCCGTACTTCTATTGTTATATTTCTATAACCAAGGAATAGTCGTTGAACTTTACCTTTCGGTCTTAGCTGCTGATTATCCATTGTTAAGGTATTTAGGATTTAACCATGTACCATCTATTCAATTTTTTCTACTTTCGTCACATTCACGCCTATACCATTTAAGATATTACGTTGTAGTTTGAATAGCTTTAGGATTTTCCAGCAATTAGATACATATTTTGTTACGCAACTTACGCTACGCAGACCCTATCAAACTTAAGGTCATGATGATTCCCGCTAAGTTCAGATACAGTCAATACACTGTCATCTGGAACATAGAACTCATTGGTGTCACCGGTATTCATAGACTTAATTTCTACAAACTCGTTGAAGAATGGGTCTTCGCCCCAACCGGAAACAAGTAAATCAGAAACAGTCTCTTCAATAACTTCGAAAACATCAATCTTATGTCTACGAATTGCCTTATGTAAATCCTTGCGAGAGCAACCTTCCTCTACACCAAGAATCTCGAACATAATCTCACGAATCTTTGCGTTTGCATCTTCAGCAGAAACCTTCTGCTTACCGCAAGCGGTATCAAACATTAACTTATGAAAATCTGCATAATCCTTATTTGCAAATACTTCTCTAGTATCAGCATTACTAAATGTTAACTTTCTCATTATTCTCTATCCTCCTTTCCTAATTACGCTACTACAAGCTTCTTATCAGCTACAGTAACAGTTCTACCTACTTCTGGTGTACCAGTGAAACCTTCAGCAGAAAGAGTGAATACATCACCAACATAAAGCTGGTAAACTCTTAAAAGGTCATCCTTTGCATTGAAGAAGTTAGCCTCTTCCTGCATACGAGCAGTGTACTCTTCATAAATTAATGGAACGGAAAGTACTAAACCTTCCAATTCACCTACAGCAGTAACCTCTACTCTGAAATTACCATTTGCAGCCTTTTCGATAATCTTACCTGCAAATTCAGTTGCCTCTGCCTCTGCATAATACTCTGGTGCTACATAATCGCCACGCTTAACAATTGCACCATTGTCGATATCATCAGTAGCCTTTACACTCCAAATGTTTCCAACAATAGTAGCCTTAAGATTTGTGCTTTCAGCTACAGCGTGTTTGTTATCAAAATTGATAAAACTTGTTGCCATTCTTTTGTCCTCCTTTAAAATTTTTTAAAATAAAAAGAGCATCGTTTAGGATGCTCAAAGTAATAGTAGTGGGTTATTCCACAAATTAATTTAATTAATCAAACAAAGTACCATATGCTTTCTTTTCTTCATCAGAAGTGTCCTTAATAGCAAAATTGATTTTGTTTGTCTTGTTCTGCTTCTCTGTATAAGAGAAAGTTTTGTTTTTCTTAACAAGCTTGCCAAGTGTAGCATCTGCCTTTTCTACAAGTTCTTCTTTAGAATACTGATTAATAATTTCATCAGACATTAGTGCCTTAAATTCTTCAGTTTCAAGATAGTCAGTATAAGCGTCATCTTCAAATACACTCATCTTATCAGCATAAGCTTCGGCAGACTTATAGGTATTTAACTCAGCCATAATAGAAGAGTAGTTAGAACGCATAGAACAAAGTTCCGCATACTCAGAATCAGTTAATAACTCTCTATGTAGAGTGTATCTGTCTCCATCAAAATCTACATTATCGCCATCTTTTGTATATGCTTGTCCGTAAATCTTTTCTCCAGTCCAATTTTCATATACAAAATGACTATCATATACAGCAGAAATAAAATACCACTCATTATCTGCGGATTCGTATACACCCAAAAGATTGTAAAGAGCATAACGAATATCATCGTGGCTAATCT